ATTTCTATGGCGGCCGGTGGCACCTGGGCATCATTGGCGTTCTAAGTAATATATCGTCGCATTTCTCGAATGAGATGCGACGATTTTCTTTGAGAATAAATAAAATGGCGATATTCAAAAAATCCGATAATGAATTTAGATTTAGCTGCTTTTATTATCAGCATCCCGGCGCCAATTATTACAGCGGAACCTACTATGTTCTTTCGGCCGTAGGTATTGACCGACTATATTGGACGTACCGTTTGACTAGTCTTTTTGCCGCCGTCTTGCTTGTTGTCCTTTGCTTAGCGTTTTTTTCTCAGATTTACGGATATTCTATCCCGTCGCTCTGGTTTTCGTTTGCAATTCTCGCTGACGCTGTGTTGGTACTGCCGTTAGCTTTGCTTGTACTTTGGACAAAGAAAATAAAAGTTGAAAAAGAACCACTGATTTTAGATCGAAAGCGCTCTGTTTCAGTCTATATCAGTATTGCGCTGATGCTTTTTAATCTTTCATTGGCGATATTGCTTTCAGGACTTCAATCGCCTCTTCTTGTGATTCTGAGCATAATCTCCGCCATAGGTATGGTAGCTACTATTTGGCGACTCAAATCGCTCACGCAAGCAGCATTTTAGACAGTCATTTATCTGTCGTGACGACGTTGCTAATTTACTTAAATGAGAAAATATTGACTAGGGCCGACATCGTACTGCTAATATAAAATGGCTAGCAGTATCTTGCCATCTAACGTATTTTTCGAGTGAAAATTAGTAATTGCGCCGCCACAATATAGCCCCTCCCTATACTCCACTGCTGTTGCATATATATTGATAGGTTTTATCGTGTCTGTCCCAGAAGCGTCATCGATAGAAGCACCTTTACCGGCTCAGTCCTCGGTTCAACCGTTGTTCCGTCAGGAAGCAATTGAGCACTTGAGTAGCAAACAATATGGCACCGTGCTGTTAGCACGTCCAGTCAGCCATTTATTCTTGACTTGGCTATTCTTGATCATCGCGCTCGCAATTATTGTATTTTTTATTTTATTTAACACTACCCGTAAGGCGCGCTCGCAAGGCGTGCTGCTGCCGACCAGCGGCGTGATTCGTGTCATGCCGGGCCAGGCTGGCGTCATTGCCGGGGTGCATGTCAAGGAAGGGCAGGCGGTGCGTGCGGGTGAGATACTGTTTGTACTGTCCGGCGAGCGCAGCAGCGCCAACGCGGGAGCGCCCCAGCAAGTCGTTTCAAACCTGCTGAAAAGCCGGCGTGAAAGCTATGACTCTGAATTGCAGCAGTCGCGCCTGCAATCGCGCCAGCGTGTGGCGGCGGGCCAGCGCCGCGCCAGCGACCTGGTGGCGGAAATCGGCCGCATGGATGACCAGATCGCGTTGCAGCAGCGCCGCATTACCCTGGCGGACCAATCCTACAAGCGTTACAACGATCTGCACGCCACCAATTACATTTCATCCGCACAACTACAAGACAAGCAGGCCGAGCTGCTGGACCAGCAACAGCGCCTGGCAGAATTGCAGCGCATCAAGTCGGCCAGCCAGCGCGAGCTGGCCACCACGGAAGCTGACGTGCGCGACTTGCAGGTGCAGGCACAGCGCGACACGGAAGGCTTGCAGCGCAATGTGTCCGCCATCGAGCAAGACCTGACGGAAAACGAGGCGCGCCGCGAAATCCTGGTGCGTGCGGCGCAGGATGGCATGGTCACGGCCATCACCACCGAACGGGGCCAGACTGTGGCGGCCAACAGTGTGCTCGCCTCCGTGCTGCCGCAAGGCGCCCAGTTGGAGGCAGAAATCTACGCGCCGTCGCGCTCGGTCGGCTTCATCAAGCCGGGCATGACAGTGCTGCTGCGCTACCAGGCTTATCCATACCAGAAATTCGGCCAGTATCCTGCGCTCGTGCGCGAAGTGGCCAGCACCTCGCTGCGGCCCGAAGAGCTGGCAGTGCCGGGCGCCGTCAGCGGCACGAATGGCGAACCCTTGTACCGCATCCGTTTGAGCCTGCAGCGCCAGAGCGTGCAGGCGTACGGCGAAACCTTGCCCCTGAAGTCGGGCATGCTGGTCGATGCCAGCGTGCTGCTGGAACAGCGGCGCCTGTATGAATGGGTGCTCGAACCCCTGTTCAGCATTTCCGGACGCTTGTAAGCTCCCATATTGATTTCCCACAATACTTTACGTCAGCGCTGCATGCACCTTCCTGAACTCGCCCATCTGTCTTTCTGGCGCAGCCAGCGCCTGCCCGTCCTGCTGCAAACGGAAGCGGCCGAATGCGGCCTCGCCTGTTTGTCGATGGTGGCCAGCTACTGGGGCCACCAGACCGATATTTCCAGCATGCGCCGGCGCTTTTCGGTCTCCCTCAAGGGCGTCACTTTAAAAGGGCTGATGGCGATGGCACAGGGGCTTGCCCTGCATACGCGGCCGTTAAAACTCGACATGCAGCATCTGCCCGAGCTGAAACTACCGGCCATTTTGCATTGGGACTTGAACCATTTTGTTGTGCTCGAGTCCGTCTCCGGCAGCCATGTGGTGATCCACGACCCGGCCGTGGGCGAGCGCCGCCTGACGCTGGCGGAAGTGGCGAAACACTTTACGGGCGTGGCGCTGGAACTGACACCCACCGCCGAGTTCAAGAAGGCTGAGGAGAAGCAACAGTTTTCGCTGCTGTCGCTGATGGGACGCGTGGTGGGCCTGAAAAGGGGCCTGCTGCAATTGCTGGTGCTGGGCCTGGCCCTGCAGGTGTGCGCGCTGGTGGCGCCGTTCTATATGCAGTGGCTGGTCGATGAGGCGCTGCTGGCCGCCGACCGCGACCTGATCACCGTGCTTGGCTGCGGCTTCTTGCTGCTGGTGCTGGTGCAGACGGCCATCGGCGCCGTGCGTTCCTGGATCACCACCGTGCTGGCCACGAATTTGAACTTGCAATGGCTGGGCAACGCCTTCGCCCACCTGTTAAAACTGCCGCTGCCGTATTTCGAGAAGCGCCACACGGGCGACATCGTCTCGCGCTTCAATTCTATCCAGACCATGCAGCGCAGCCTGACGACGCAATTCGTCGAAGGCGCCATCGATGGCGTGCTGGTGCTGGCCACCCTGGGCATGATGCTGTTCTACAGCCCACTATTGGCGGGCGTGGCCTGCATCGCCGTGCTGCTGTATGTCTTGCTGCGCTGGGCCCTGTTCAAGGCCATGCGCGAAGCGACGGCCGAACAGATCATCCATGCGGCAAAACAGCAGACGCACTTCCTGGAATCCGTGCGCGGCATCCAGAGCATCCGCCTGTTCGGCCGTGCCGCCGAGCGCCGCGCCAGCTGGACCAACGCGCTGGCCGACCAGTTCAATGCCGACTTGCGCATCGCCAAGTTATCGGTGTCCTACCAGACGGCCAATACCTTGCTGTTCAGCGCGGAACGGGTGATCGTCATCTGGATGGCGGCGCTGGCCGTGCTGGACAACCGTTTTTCGGTGGGCATGCTGTTCGCCTTCATCAGCTACAAGGACCAGTTCAGCCAGCGCATGGCCAGCCTGGTCGACAAACTGTTCGAGCTGCGCATGCTGCGCCTGCATGGCGAACGCGTGGCCGATATCGTCCTGACGGACGCGGAGGAAGACGGCAACGACGTCGAGGTCGACATGGACGATATCTCGCCATCGATCGAGATGCGCAACCTGGCTTTCCGCTACGCCGACAGCGAACCCTATGTATTGAGCGGCCTCAATCTGAGCATTCCCGCCGGGCAGTGTATCGCCGTCGCCGGCCCGTCCGGCTGCGGCAAGACGACCCTCATGAAATTGCTCTTGGGCTTGCTGGAACCGACGGAAGGCGAAATCCTCATCGGCGGCATCCAGCTGGGCAGCCTGGGCTTGACGAATTACCGGCAATTGCTGGGCACGGTCATGCAGGAAGACACCTTGTTTGCCGGCTCGATTGCCGACAACATCAGCTTCTTTGCCCCCTCTCCCAATGTCCAGCAGGTGCAGGCTTGCGCGCAACTTGCGGCCGTGCATGCGGAAATCGCCGCCATGCCGATGGGCTTCAATACCCTGGTGGGCGACATCGGCAGCGGCCTGTCCGGCGGCCAGAAACAGCGCATCCTGCTGGCGCGCGCCCTGTATAAAAATCCGAAGTTGCTGGTGCTCGATGAGGCGACTAGTCACTTGGACGTATGGAATGAAAAAGCCGTTAACACGGCGATTAAACAGATCCAGTTAACTCGCGTGATTGTTGCACATCGCCCCGAAACGATTGCCATGGCGCAAAGGGTGGTTGTGTTGAGTCAAGGGAGAGTAGTGCAAGATGTGATGCAAGAAATAAGGGACGCTGCGTAAAGAACACTAGACGCAGTGCAGCGTTAGTTATCTAAATACGTTCGTGATCATGGTAGACGATAGTTAACACCCGGTGTGCTTATTAAGAGCTATCAGTCCTTCTAGTCGTCGCTTAGAGTGTATCGCCAAGACTTCAATAGGCATGGCTAAATCTCCTATAAGGTATGTTTAACCGCAGGTCTGCCTCTTTAAGTACAAAGAGTGCATTGAAGTATCTTAGTTTTTTTCCATGTGACTCAAAAGCGATTCGCGTATCAACGTCCGATCCGCTTCACTGAATCCCAGCAGCGGCCGGGCCGGGTAGCTGTATTTTGGGCCCTTTTTTGAGACGTTATCCTTCAAGCCCACATGATGCACGCGTGCGACGTGCATCACCTTAGCTATGAAGCCGACAGTCAACTGGCTAGGATCGGCATGCACCTTCAGGTATTTTGTAGTGCGAATCTTGCCGAACATCGCCGCCTTCTGCCGCTTGATGCGCCCATTCTTTCCCTTGAATTCCTTGCGCCGCTTGCGCGCCGGATAGGCGGCGCCATCCGGCCCCTGCTGGGCCTTGATGCGCTGCGCTTGGCTGCGGCGCAGGTCGATGGCCACCTTGTGGTTGATGGCGCGGCGCTGGGCCGGTTGCAGCTTGGCCAGCAGCGCCCCGGCCCAGGCTTCCAGCGCGTGCAGGTCGTCGCTCATGGCGTGGCCTCGGGCGTGCGCCATTCAGCCAGCAGGGTGTCTCCGTCATACAGCTTCCAGAACTCGTCCGCGTAGGCGGGCATGTGCTGTATTTCGGCCAGATGCTTGATATCCAGGCGGCCCGCGTCGCCGGTCTTGACGGCCACGCGTTCGGTCAGGTCCAGCTTGATGGAAATGTCGACCGTTTCGTGGTTATTAAAATCCACCTCGAAGGCGATGCCGTGCTTGCGCGTTTCCTCGTTGGCCATCAAGTCGAGCTGGTGGACTTTCAGCCAGGCGATCAGGGCCACCATGATGGCGTCGGCGTCGCCCGCGTAGTCGGTGACGATCAGGTTGAGTTTGAAGCGGTACTCGAAGGACAGCGAAGCGGTGGCCGACGCCACCACGTTGCCTTCGTCGGCGAAGACCAGCAGGCGGTCGGGATCGCGCTGTAGGTCGGGGATGGCGGCGGCCAGGTGCTGGCGCAGGCTATTTGGTTTGTACATGGTAGGTGTCTCGTATTAGGTTGTAGGCGTCGATGCAGGCGTTCAGCTGGCGGGTGGCGTCGTCGCCGTCACCGGCAATGGCGTCAAGAGCTGCCGCAGTCGCCGGGTCAAGTTCGGCCCGCGTTTCGTACCGATGGCCTGCGGCAGCGGAGGTATCTGCACCTGCGGCGCACTGGCCGCTGGCGACGGGGATTGACAGGCGCACAGCGCCGCTGCGCACGTCATCGTTAAAACGGTCGCGTTCAGTTTTCGCATGGGTTTGCTCCTGGGTGAGGTGGTCGGCGCGCTGCGCCAGGGCGGCGCCGGTGGCGCGCTCCAGCGTCAGCACGCGGGCGGTGGCCTGGGCCAGTTCTGTGGCGGCGGTGGTTTTGCTGGTGGCCGCCGCCCGCTGCAGTTCGGCGATGCTGGCGTCCTTGCGCCAGCCCTGCGCCGTCCAGCCAGCCAGGGCGCCGCACAGCAGGCAGGCGGCCAGCGGGCGCCCGGTGGTTGCGGTCACATGGCCACCCGTTCCTTGATCCAGCCGAACAGGAAACGGCGCTGGGTCTTGTTGGCCTCAGTGATTTCCAGGTAGCGCGCCGCCTGCAGACCGTTCAGGGCGCGCAACAGCACGGCGGCGCCGTCCTGGCCGCGCCATTTCAAGAAGGATGCCAGCGCGCCCAGTGACTGTTCGCCCAGGCGGCCGTCGACGAACAGGGCCGGATAGCGCGCGCCCGTGTCGTTAAAACCGTTCAGCCAGCGCTGCAGGAACTCGGCCGCGCGGTGCGGTCCCATGTTCACGCCCGTGTCGATCACTTCGGCGCCGATGCCGGCATGGATGGTCAGCACCTGGTCGAACTTCGGTTCCGTGATGTAGCGCGCCGTGTAGATCGCGCGCGCCACCGCCACGGGCAGATCGCGCATCGCTCCCGCGTAGCCGTTGGCGCGCGCCACGGCGACAGTGATGCCGTAATTGGTTTCGCCGCCTTTGTCTTGCGGGTCGTTCACATAGCCGCCTTCGGCGCGCAAGATGGCGTCGATGACGCGCGCGATCAGTGGATTGTCGGTGGTGGCCATCAATGTTCCTTCGCGTCTTTGACCAGTTCGGCGATGTCCTTGTCGCTGCGGCGCTGGAACCACAGGGCCACGGCGCGCGATACCCACCAGCCGGGGGCGCCGACGATCAAGTCGATGGCGGAGGCGTTGACCATGGCGCCGATGGCCGGGAGCTGGGCGCACAGCAGCTGGTACACGGTGCAACCCAGCAGGCACGAGAACACGCCCGCGCATGCCAGGCGGGCGACGAATTCGCCCTTGTTGAAGGTGCCGTCGCTGTTCAACGGCGGCAGCACGATGTATAGCATGGCTGCGCCGACCATGCCCAGCGCCGCCTTGAAGCCGTACAGTTTGACCAGGGTGGCGAAACCACCAAACGATTCTGCGGACATTGCTTGATACTCCGAGGTGAGGGGTGATAGATTTTTCATGATGGATAAAGGGTAAATGCCAGGATCAGTCCCATAGCTGCACAAGATCGGCTGCGGCCGCCTGGCTCGTGCTGGGCGCCGGCTCGGGCAGGGTGACGACCAGACCGGCAGGCAGCACGGCGCCGTGGCGCGCCAGCGCGGGATTCATTTCCAGGGTTTGCTCGACGTATCCCGCGCCGTCGCCCAGGAAGCGCCACACAAGGGCGTCTACCGTGTCGTGCTGCTGCGTGCGTACCTGCATCAGATCAATTCCACGGTCAGGTGCGTGCGGCCGACCATATCGGCGATGGCCCATTGCGCATTGCGCCGCTGCGCGCCGGGCGCCTCGTCGAGCCACTCCATGCTTTTCTTGTCGCTGACGGAGGTGGCCGTGCTGTCGTAATCGCGGTAACGCTCGATCAGGTCGGCTTTCGCCGTGCTGTAGACGGCGCGCCGGTACTGCGCCAACAGGCGGGATTCGCGGTTGATACGCGTGGCCGGCACATCGACCAGGGCGGCGATACCGGTAGCAGCATGCTTGCCCTGCCAGTCGGCCAGCTCGCGGTTGACCTGCAGGATGGCATCGACCACGGCTTGCACCAGGCGCGCGTCGGTAACGGTGCCATCCAGGCGCATGGCGTCGCGCATATCGGTGAGCAGGATGTCGGGAAACCAGCCGTCGTTCTCGATGATGCCAGGGGCAACCGCTGGCGACGCCGGGGAGGCGCCGGGCGGGATGGACGGGGGCAGGGCCATGAAGGACATACGGGGCGCTTTCAAAAGGGGCGGTGGACGGGGTTCATCAGGTCAAAGGGTTGGCCAGAATCCCCCCGTGCCGCCGTGCTGCGGGGGATGCTCTTTACGTGGAACCGGCCGCGCGCTTGATGCGCCGCTCCAGCCGTTCCATATCTTTCTTGACGCCGCACGACTCCGACAGGGCCCGGGCGCGTTTAAGCTGAGCCATGGCCGCTTCCGCCTGCGCCACCAGCGCCGGGGCGATGTCGGTGTCGTCGGCCTGGTCCAGCACGGCGATCATGGCCAGGCCGATGGCCTTGTGCAGCTTGGCGCGCGCCTGGTCGGGCGCGTCGCTGGCGGCCGTCAACTGTTCCACCTGGCCCAGCACCTGGGCCGCGTGCTGCGGATCGCTGGACAGCTTGCCGTGCAAATAGCCCTCGGAAAATTCGTCCAGCATCAGGGTGGCGATGTCGCGGCTGTAGGTCTCGGGCAGCGTGAACTTGTGCGCCAGCGCGTAGGCGGCCATGACCAGGGCGCGCTCATACTCGCCCGTGTCGATGTGCCACACCAGCAAGGTGGCGAACACGTCATCCTGGGCGCCCTTGCCGCCGGCTAGCACGCCGTCGATCCACTGGGCGTAGTCCGGCAGCATGGTGGCCTTGACCTCGATCTTGCGTTCGACCGACTGGATGGATTTCAGGCGGCGCCGGTCGTCGGCCAGCTTGTAGAGCATCATTTCGTAGGCCGTGCCGGTGGTGACGCCCTGCGGTGCGGCGGCGCCGGCCGTGCGCTCGGCCAGCATGCGCGCGCGGTGGCGCAGGGCGGGGGACTGGTTCGCCATCACTTGTCTTTCAGCTCGATGTTTTCCACCAGCGCGGCCAGGCCCAGGTCTTCGATCACGTAGGCGTCGTTGGACGACTCGTAGTTTTCGATGCGGTCGCGCTTGGGCACGTCCTCGACGCGGCGGCGGCGCGCGCCTTCCTGGAAATAGATCGACAGATTGTCGAAGCGCGTAATCAGGATGGCGTTGTCCGGGAAGTAGGGCACGCGCGCGGCCGGCAAGCCACCGATGCGTTTCTGGCTGATGATGATGTCCGCCGCCAGGGTTTCCGTGGGCGCCTGCTTGGTGTTGACCAGCGGGAAATACTTGTCGTTCAAGAGCTTGCGCCCGACGATGGCCACCAGATTGGTGTCTTCCTGATACCACGGGTCCAGCAGGTTGACGGCATCGGTGACGGCCGCGTCCAGGTTGGCATAGTCGGCGTCGGCCACGTCGCCGATGATGACCTTGCCCGGCATACCGGTGGCGACCAGGCCCAGCACGCGCTCTGGCGCCAGCTCGCGCAGGTGCTGCAGCCAGCCTTTATTGACGTCCTGCAGCAGTGGATTGGCGTCCAGATCGGTGTCGGCCATGGCTTTCACGCCATTGAAACCGATGACGATGCGGTCGAGCGCCTGGCGCGTCAAAATGGCATTGGCCACGCGAGACTGGAAGTCGGAGAACTTGGCCCAGGCGTCCAGCTTGGCATAGTTCAGATGCGTGTCGAAGTTGGTCTGTTCGCAGCGGTACTTGGTGCCGTCCAGGGTGGACAGGTCGCGCGTCTTGCGTTCCTTGTCCTTGGTGTTGGTGCGGCCGGCAATCGGACCGGACACGCCCAGGCCCAGCTTTTCGCCTTCCTGCTCGGTCACGCCGATGATGTTCACTTTCGTCAGGAACTCGCTCGATTCCTGCATTTTCGTTTCCAGCTTTTGCTGCACGCTGGGCGTGACGCTGAACGTCTTGGCCACGTTGTCCGTGTCGTTCAGCTGGCCCAGGCGGGTTTCATATTGGCCAAAGACCTGGCGCGTTTGCTTTTTCATAAATCAGTGCTCCGTTGTTGAATGGGGTGTCGTGGAATGGCGAGGGCGCTTAAAACTCGGTCTGCACGGCGCCGTCGTTGCCGGTGGCGGCCGGGCGGCGCGGGCCGTTGCCGGGCGCTTCATCCATCTGCGCCTTGAAGGCGGCCAGCTCGTCCTGCGTGGCCTTCAATGCCGTTTCGGCCGCGTCGATGCGCTTCGCGGTGCCCGCGTAGTTGTCGTTGGCAGTGACGACGTGGCCGGCCAGCGCCTCGACGGCTTCGCTGATGTCGGCGAACTGCGCCGCATCGGTGCCGGATTTATTGGAGAAGCGCGACAGCAGGTTTTTCACGGCGTCGGCCAGCTTGGTGCCTGGCGCCTCTTCAAATTCCAGCGTCACCTCGACGGCGGACGTGAACAGGTTGTCGGTTTGCTGCTTGCGGCTGGCGGAGAATTTCAGCGCCTCGGTGCCCAGGCTGGCCGGGCTGTCGGTGACGCCCAGGCCGACCAGATAGGGCTGCGACGAGTCGGCAAAGTCGGGCTGGATTTCCAGGCTGGTGTACAGCTTCTGTTTCGCCTTGTTGATGGCCACCAGCTCCGGCGTGGGTTCGATCTGCGCGAACAGGGCCAGTTTCTTGCCGTTGTCCGTGTCCACCTCTTCGGCCTTCACCGCGATCACGTCGCCGTAGGCCTTGAACTGGCTGTCGGGCAGGATGCCGCGAATGTGCTCCAGCCAGATGCGTGCGCCGTAGGTCTTCGGGTTGTAGGTGGCGGCGATCTGCTCGATGGTGGCGCGGTCGATGTTGCGGCCGTCCGTGGTGGCGCCTTCGGTGGCGACGCGGAAGAATTGGGATTTAGGCATGGTGGCGTGTCTCGGTTGATCGGATAACGCCATGGTCAACGTCTTGGCGCTGCGATTCAATGCGGTGCGGGTTGCTATGGGCCATAGCGACTTTTGCCTTTCCCCGCTCCGCGCGCGCGCGGCCTACGCTGGCGGCATGCTAGGAACTGACCAAACCACCGAACAAAAAATCGCCGAACTGGCCGTGCCCGAATCCGAGCCGCGCCGCGCCGCGCGCGCCCTGTACTGGAAGGGCTGGCGCATTTCGTCCATCGCCCGCCACCTGGGGCTCAAGCGCAGCACGATCAATAGCTGGAAAGTGCGCGACGAATGGGACAAGGCGCAGGCCATCGAGCACGTCGAGGCGTCGGCCGAGTTGCGCCTGGTGAAACTGATCGAAAAAGAGGTCAAGAGCGGCAGCGACTACAAGGAAATCGACTTGCTGGCCCGCACCATCGTGCAGATGGCGCGCGTGCGCCGCTATGAGCTACCGGGCGGCAACGAGGTCGATCTCAATCCCAAGCTGGCGAACCGCAATGCCGGGCCGAAGAAGAAACCGACGCGCAACGATTTCAGCGAAGAACAGCGTATCCAGCTGCTCGACGCCTTCCAGGATTCGCTGTTCGATTACCAGAAAGTTTGGTATCGCAACGGCGACCAGCGCACGCGCGCCATTTTGAAGTCGCGCCAGATCGGCGCCACCTGGTATTTCGCCCGCGAGGCGCTGGCCGACGCCATGGCCACGGGCCGCAACCAGATTTTCCTGTCCGCGTCGAAGTCGCAGGCGCACGTCTTCAAGCAATACATCGTGCAATTCGCGCGCGAGGCGGCCGGCATCGAGCTGACGGGCGACCCCATCGTGCTGCCGAACGGCGCGCATCTGTACTTCCTGGGCACTAATGCACGCACGGCGCAGGGCTACCACGGCAATTTCTACTTCGATGAATTTTTCTGGACACAGAATTTCCAGGAACTCAACAAGGTGGCCTCGGGCATGGCCATCCACAAGAAGTGGCGCAAGACCTACTTTTCCACGCCATCCTCGACCACGCACCAGGCTTACCCGTTCTGGACGGGCGAGCTGTTCAACAAGCGCCGCGCCAAGGCGGACCAGGTGAATATCGATGTGAGCCACGGCCGCCTGTCGTCGGGCTTCACGGGCGAGGACAAAATCTGGCGCCAGATCGTCACCATCCTTGACGCCGAGCGCGGCGGCTGCAACCTGTTCGACATCGACGAGCTGCGCAACTTCGAATACAGCCCCGACCAGTTCGACAACCTGCTGATGTGCAATTTTATTGACGACTCGGCCAGTGTCTTCCCCTTGGCCGAGTTGCAGCGCTGCATGGTCGATTCCTGGGTCGAGTGGGACGACTACAAGCCCTTGCTGGGCCTGCGCCCGTTCGGCAACCGGCCCGTGTGGATCGGCTACGACCCGGCCTTGAACGGCGACAGCGCCGGTTGCGTGGTGCTGGCCCCGCCCATGACGGCCGGCGGCAAGTTCCGCATCCTGGAGCGCCACCAGTGGCGCGGGCAGAGCTTCGAAGACCACGCCGACGCCATCCGCCAGATGACCCAGCGCTACAACGTCGAGTACATCGGCATCGACACGACTGGCATGGGCATCGGCGTGCTGCCGATCGTGCGCGGTTTCTTCCCTGCCGTGACGGCGCTGAATTACTCGCCCGAAGTCAAAACCCGCATGGTGCTGAAAGCCAAAAACATCATCAGCAAGGGCCGGCTGGAGTTTGACGCCGGTTGGACGGACATCGCGCAGTCCTTTATGGCCATCCACAAAACCCTCACCCCAAGCGGGCGGCACGTGACCTATGTCGCCGGCCGCAGCGATGAAACCGGCCACGCCGACCTGGCGTGGGCCTGCATGCACGCCCTCGATCACGAGCCATTCGAAGGCACCACCGACAACCACCACTCTTTCATGGAGATTTATTCTTGAGCAAAGCACGACACTTGCGCGCGCGCGGCCAGCAGGCCCAGGGCGCGCCATCACCAGCAGCCACGGCGCCGGCCGCCGCCGGCATCGAGGCGTTTTCCTTTGGCGATCCGACGCCCGTGCTCGAGCACGCCGATATTCTGGATTGCTTCGAATGCTGGAAGAACGGCCATTGGTACGAACCGCCCGTCAACCTGGCCGGCCTGGCCAAGTCCTTCAATGCCGGCGTGCACCACAGCAGCGCGATCCACTTCAAGGCCAACGTGCTGGCGTCCACCCTGATTCCCAGCAAGTATTTGTCGCGCGACGCCTTCAAACGCATGGCGCTGGATTTCCTCACCTTTGGCAATGCCTACCTGGAGGACCGCCCCAGCCGCAGCGGCAAGGCGCTGGCGTACCAGCATGCGCTGGCCAAGTACATGCGGCGCGGCGTCGATCTGGACACGTATTTCTTTGTGAATGGTTACCAGGCCGTGCACCAGTTCGACAAGGGCCGCGTCTTCCACCTGATGGAACCGGACGTCAATCAGGAGCTGTATGGCGTGCCGCAGTACCTGAGCGCGCTGCAGTCGGCCTGGCTCAACGAGGCGGCCACCCTGTTCCGCCGCAAGTACTACAAGAACGGCTCGCACGCCGGTTTCGTGTTCTACATGACGGACGCCGCCGCCAACACGCAGGACGTGGACAACCTGCGCCAGGCCATGCGCGACAGCAAGGGGCCGGGAAACTTTCGCAACCTGTTCATGTATGCGCCGAATGGCAAGAAGGACGGCATCCAGATTCTGCCGGTGTCGGACGTGGCCGCCAAGGACGAGTTTTTCAATATCAAGAGCGTCACGCGCGACGACCAACTGGCCGCGCACCGCGTGCCGCCGCAGCTCATGGGCATCCTGCCGAACAATGCCGGCGGCTTTGGCGCAGTCGAACCGGCCGCGCGCGTCTTCGCGCGTAACGAGCTGGTGCCGCTGCAGGCGCAGTTCGAAGCGATCAACGAATGGGCCGGCGTGGAAGTGGTGCGCTTCGCCCCGTATGACCTGGCCACGGGCGGGGAGGGCGTGCAATGAGCGATCACGTTGACAACACGGACAAGATTATCTTTGCCGAAGTGGCGCGCGGCCTGGCCGCCGTGCGCAGCCGGCCCGCACTGGTGGCGCATGGCTGCTGCCACTACTGCGACGAGCCGCTGGCGCCCGCGCTGCTGTTTTGCGATGTGGATTGCCGCGACGATTACGAGAAGGAGCAGGCGGCCAAGGCGCGCGCCGGCCGCCCAGGATGAGCGGCACGCCGCGATAACCGGTAGGGCGGGGCCGTGACAGCCTAGCCGCGCCAGAGCGCCCCAGCCACCGTACAAGCCGCCCACGAGGCGGCTTTTTCACGTCCCAATGAATGATATTGCTCTAGATGCAATAAAAAGCCCCGTTTCGGCCCGGCGCGCGCGGTTGTCCCCCCTCCACACCTGCCCGCTATATAGGGGTCTTTTGACTCAAATTTGCGCCATGGCCGAAGGCGCATGAGGACTAGCGCGGCCGGGCGAAGAGGGGCCATGCGATTTGACGCATTTTGACGCGCTTTGAGCGGTTTTTCTTACGGCTGGTGTGATGGCGTGGAAGAACTGTTCTTGTGCGTTGGCGGGTTTGTATCGCAGCCGCACGGCCCGTCTTTATTAGGTGCTGGACAGTGGCGCGGCTAGTGGACTATGCGCAGTCTTGGCTTTGCACGCTTGACGATGAAGTTGTGGGTGAGGCTGGTGAGTAATTACACTATGCACAGTGCGTACCTAGCGGGAGCGGGCGAGTGGTCCAATCGTCTACGCTGCCGACCGGACTGTCGAATCGATGCTGAGCAAGTAATTCGCCGTTACATCGCAAAGAGACCTGGTACGGTTGATTGATCAGAAAGCGGTAATCTATCAGTTCCCGAAAAGCGGCGTCAGCAATACTTAGATCCTGTGTAAAAGTTTCTGACCAATGGTAGACGTATCTGTCGGAAGAAGAGAGATATATCTGGTACATATTATCGATTTTCCAAGGTTGAAAGATACTTAGACGCTCTGTTTGTATCCAAGTTCCGTAAATCGCCTTTCTTAAAAGAGGCTTTTTCGCTACCTGAAACACTCTGCCCGAGAATTGTCAGAATTGCTCCCGTTGCGATAACTTCGTGTGCGTA